CAATGTAGAAATGCTCTGCCGTGTGAGCCTCTGCAAGCCATGCGTATAGGCGCATCTGGATAGCATAGGCGCGGCGGTTGAAGTTGCTCCTTATGCCAAGGAAATCGCCTGTTGTCTTAAGGTCTGTGACGTAGCCGGGGCGGTAAAAATCCAGTAGACCCTTCCATTGCACTCCAAATGCCTCTGCAACGAACGCAACCTGCTTGTCGCTACCCTTGACTATCTCCACGAACTGCGTGTGCTGACGGGCCGCTGAGACGGCTTCTCGCGCACGTTCGGCAAGATCGGCAGAAAGCATACGCCTTTTCTTCTCCTCGCCCATGTTAATCATCCTGTAGTTAGAGCAGTATGGCTCGAACTGCTCAATGAACTGGGCTACTGCTTTTTCCCCGCTGTTCTTGTAATGGTTAGCGTGGGCTTCCGTGGGGTCTACCCCCGCGATGATCTCATCACACACAGCCTGTTGCAGAGGTGTATTGGGCGTGTTGATGTCGCGCGTCCATACAGCAAAGCGATTGTCAAACTCCTTTGGCTCTGTGATAAGGCAGTCAATGACAGAGCCGAGTAGCATGGCATCGGACTCTACGTAGGATCCTGCTTTTTTCTGCGCCATGCCATAGGGCTGACCACGGTCGATGTACAGGGTACGCAGGTCCGTACTGCTGTAAGCATCAATGGCGAAGTATTCTTCTTGACTGATGTCAAGCCGCTGTATGTTCTTGAACGGGTTTCCGCCCACGATTTCAGATAGTGTCATTCAAACCTCCTATTGTTTAGGTCCGCCACGGGACGATATGCGATAACGGCAAGTAACTCAGGCATCATGGGGCCAAGGTATGACTCCTGATGCTTCTCTACAAATTTGCCCCACAGCTCCTGATCTCGGCACACGACGATGATCATGTTAGACATGTCAGGTTTCATTGGGTGCTTGACCTCATACTTCTTCAAAAGAATCTGCTCAATATCGCCATCAGATAGCCCGTAGTATCGCATGAAGCCATCCGCCTCTTTATCATCCATGATTCGGTTTGGCGACAGTTTTCCTGCCCGCAATCCATTCGCTCGTCTCTTGGCAAACATGGTGTCCCACTCGTCAACCGTTTTTCCGGTCAACCTCTGGCACATCGCCTCTGCCTCTTTTCTAAACTCTTCAAAGTGATTCATCGTCCTCTATGGTTTTCATCGGGTCCATGTCAAGCGCACGGCACCACCGAATATAGTCAAGAAAGTTGCTTGGGGCAAATCGCCCAGTCTCCCAGTCCTTGATGGAGTCACCACGCTTGCCAATCATTTGCCCCAGTTTTTTGCGCGTGTATCCTTTTCTTAGCCGCCCCATCCACAGCTTTTCTTTGTAGTCAGCCATTACAGTAGCAGTTGTGAGATTTTCAGGTTGTACATCGGTACGTGCGTTTTAAAGCCATTGCTGTGATCTACTTGCCCCTTGTTCATTGGAACTGCGTCCTGCCAGTATTTTTCTCCGGGGTAATATCCGCAAAGCCAGATCCTCTGGGGATGGTAGTAGGTCCTGCCTCTGCCTTCGCCATCAAACTTCAGAAAGGTTATGGAAAGAAACGCATAGTAGTCTGGAGACTGATGGCTACTCGTCTTGGCTACCGACACCTCATAGTGAGGCTTTGGATCTACGGTCCTACGCTTTGTTTTAACTTCAATGGTGTGTTTTTTTCCGCCCGATCTTACGATCAGATCATGGTTGTAGGTGTCAACGATGTCAGCACCGAGGTGATACGCCAATGCCATCTCGCCAAGAAAAGCTGCGGCATTTGCTGATCCGCTGGTTATAGAGTTTACAAGACCACCCATTTCCTGACCCCGCTGCATTGCGAGCATTTCCATATTCGTGTCAAAAGGTAGCTGTATCATCCTAATACCGTCCTCCCGCGCGATCTGATTGGTTGCTGATATGATTGATAAGGCTTTTTCTGCTCCGTGTCTACGCGATGCCACTCGTTTGGGTCATCCATGTACCTGCCTTGATTGAACCACGTTGACGGATGCGGCGTGAACTCGCCTCTCTTTCCTGCGGGGCTTTGAGCGAACTTGCGCGTCCTGTCAAGCAGGTAGGCAAAGTTGTCATCGCCCTTTTCCTCGTGCAGTCCCTGCAAGGCAATACGGATCTTCTCCATAGCCGCCTTCTTTCCAATCTTCCTTGGGTAGGCTGAGTAGATCGCCTCCACCTCATCCTTCTTCGGCTTGTACACCTTTTCTTTATTCTTATCAGAATCAGAGTCAGAGTCAGAGTCAGAGTCAGAAGGAACTTCTTTGTTATTCTCTTGTGACTTCTTTTTCTGTCTGTACTTTTTTTGGCGTTCCCGTGCATCTGAACGGGTTTTTTCCTCCCTCTCAAGACGGCGTGACACGACCGTTACAATCGCCTCACCCGTAACGGGATCGTCACACCAAGAAATGTCAGCAACGCCCAATCTGTAAAGCTCTTGTAGGGCTGACTGGACTTCAGAAGAATCAAGGTGACACATACGTGCGATCTCGCGCACCGTGCCTTCTACCTTGCAGTCCGACAGGTCGTGCATGGTCAGAATCATCTCCAACCACGCACCTCGACCTGCCGCTGACAGCATAGCGACCTTCGGGTCCCTACGCCAGTCCCCCACGAAGAACTTGATCCATGCCACGTTCTCAGCCATTTTTTTCTACTCCTTCTAAGATGTCGTTTGGTGTTGTGTGTATGGCGTTGCACCACCGCACAAGATGCTCATATCGTGGCTCACGATGACCCAGTTCCTAACAGGCAAGAGTAGACTCGCCAATGCCAATAAGGTCTGCCAAGTGACCACGGCTCATGCCATGCTCTTCCCGCATGGCCCTGAGCTTGTCCATTCTAAGTGCTTTCATTTCTTCAGCTCCTCAATCATGTTTGAAATGGTCTGTGCATCGCCCTCCTTTGCCTTGTCAATGTAGGCGGCTTGCTGTGCCTTGGGCAATTTTAGGATGAGGCTGTGTAGGAACTTCTTTTGCTTATCTGATGCGGCTCTTTTTCCGCCGCCCCCCTGCTGATAGATAGCGTTAGCCAACTCATCTGCCGAAGCGTACTCGCCGGTCCCGGCAAGACCAACCGACGCCAATGCGCGGCCGATGCTACTGGTCTCCGAATTTTCCATGGCGCTCGTGCGGTTGATCTGACTGGCTGACCGTTTTTCCTCTGCGTATCCAGTCCCGACCACCATGCCTGATGGGTTGACTACCTCGGCTTTCATAATCACCGTGTCGGAGTCATGGTAGACAAGCGTAGTCACGATGCCCCACCCATCCTTGATGGTGTACTCGTTGCGGAACTCGGCAACGCGAAGCGCGACCGTCTTGTATTCCTTGCCGTGAATCTTAACTATTCCGCTCATTTGCATACCTCCGATGTTGGTAGTCCATTAAGATAGTCCATCGTCTCCAGATAGCCCTGTATGGCTCCGTTTGACTGTCCTATGGTGTACCCTACGTAACCCGCTCCAAGTAGCACGGCGGCTGTTACAGAGATGATTACGAGGATCTTTGATATAGTAAGGAACAAGTCGCTGAACGTCATTTTTTTCTCCTCCATATACGGCTAAACATTTGTTTAACCTTGTCTTTGATGGTTGACTTTTTTTCGTCTACCCAAAAGTACCACTCCGTGGCGGGATCTTCGGGGACTGGATGCTTGATACTCATCCCTCTACCTCCACGATGACGTAGCCCTTGCCACGGCAATCTCCACAGCGCTCACCACTGTACAGGTCCTCGCCGGATCCGTTGCAAGCTGGGCATTGTACAGCGTCATGCCGTACACCCCACCTGGCGGTTGCTTCGTTGATCTCTTGTTCAAGCGTTTTCATGTTGACACTCCGGGCAGTACCCGTATTTATCTGTTTGTTGGTTTCCGCTCATCTCTTCGCCGCACTCGATGCAGACGTACTCCTCGACGCACATATCGCATAGACCGTTTTCTAACTGGTCGTAGCTGTACACATGGCACTCGCATATACGGCAGGGTATCGTTGGGTCGGGCGGCAGGAACAGGTTGTGACTGTACAGGATCTGTGCAATCATTTTTTCGCCTCCTCAAACATGAAATGAATGTGGGTGCCAACGGTGTCCTGCAACGTGATAACATCGCCGTACCTGAGTTCCGTGAAGAACTCGGTCTTTTTCAGTTCCCGTACGAGCCACTCGTGTATGTTGGGGTATTCCTGCTTAGAATCATCCAGTTTTTCCCGGATGGATGGTTTCATGCGTTCGTATAGGTTCATTTTTTCTGCGCCTCCTTGCGCTGATTGAAGTAGTCCTCAAGGCATTCGTACAG